CGCCTAGTTTGTCCTCTATCCAGTCAGTAAATTTTTTAGCGTCAAATTTATGACTTAATTGTACATAACCTTGAATATGGTCAGTACCGTTGGCGCCAATCTCTTCTTGACAGGCAACAAAGGTACACCTGGTTTTGTTAGTAATTCGAACGGCTACTAAATTTTTAAACCGTTCGTACACCGCATCGGTGTGGTTGTTAACGGTAACTTGGAAATGGATGCTTGACGGCATTTTGTTTGCAGGCGGGAATGAATGATTTTTGCAAATTCCGCCCTTTAAATATGATTAAAAGTTACCGTTGGTTATTGCCGAACCTCGTTAGGCCAATGGGGTGTTTAGGCCAGACGCCACACCCCCCATATCAACTCCCGTTGATTTCCCCTATATCAATCCCTGATAGTTTTCAAAATATGAAGACTAATCCGCCATAGGGCGGAAAAATGTTGATGGAAGTGAAAATAAGTGGAGTATAGTATTACCTCCACTTATTGCGTTATTTTTTAAAATAACGCTCATTAATTCGTGCGCATGCAGTTTGTTCCACGTTTTGGACCAGACTCGCTCGAATTCCCACGTTACAGCGGAAGACGATTCAGCTACCGCAGGCTTGCCGGTGTATCTGCAGCTTACTCTGTGACCAAACGCGCTTTAAAAAGGATGGGTCGTCCGATGCCAACGGGAAAGCGCAAAAGTCGCCAGGAGGACCTCCGGTCCTTCAGCAAGAAGGCCAGAATGGCTGTGAAACAGATGCCGAGGAATCGCATCGGGGCTCACCTGGGTCTGATTGTCTCTAATCAGAAAGTTCCGCACCCTAAGAAGGGCAGTATCATGTACCGCCGTTCTTGTTACGGGCGGAAGGAGTCGCCTGGGAAGGCGATGTGGATTGGCGGGAGTTCTATCGGGACCCCAAGCCAACACTATCATGCAATTGCTCATGCAATTTTAGCACGGTATTTGATGAAAATGGGAGATCATCGTGCTACTAACACCGAAGTTGGAACTACGTTAAACCCTGTGTTTCAACAGTACCAACTTCGTTACGCTAAGGATGCGCCTAACCAGAACATGGCTGGCCAGACTGAAGTTAACGGCGCATTCTTGTTGAACAAGTCATATGCTGAAATGGCTACTGAACTCGGTGACGAGATTTTTACTAATGCAAAGGCTGGGTTGTACCCAGTTATTATTGCGTTTTTTAACCCCGACAGTGTTGTTGGCGGGGGTATTACTGTTAAGGGCGAGACTATACTGCGTGACACGCAGTTAGGTCGCCACAAGATTACTGTTAGTATTAAGGGTCGTTTTAGGTTTCAAAACGTAACTATTGCTTCAGGCTCTAGTGTTTCTGCTAACAGCAACATTAACGCTGTTGACGCTAACCCTCTTAGCGGCAAGATTTACTCTTTCCGTAATCAGGCACCCCTGTTTTCGGACAGCTACATCACTACGTTTGACGAGATTGCCGACATACCCTTTAGGGAAGGCGTTGAGGAATTACAAAACGTTAACACTGAGTTTGAGATGTATGGATCAGTTATTGGATCTGGTGGTAAAGGGGGTCTTGCGTTTACGCTAGATGCCCCCCCTTTGAACCCGTCATCCATCTGGCGCAACGTTACAAAGACCGGACAGGTTGTGTTCCCACCCGGTGGGTTTAAGACGTTTAAGACGTCTTACTTACGGTCGGACACGATTCGTCAGTATATTAAGGATATTTCGCAGACAGATTTGTACCGCACTGATGCGGGCGCTGACGTTGCAAACGCTTCCTCGAAGTACCCCCCTGCGGGCGATTCCTTCATGATGTGTCTGAGGCCGATGCTGAAGACCACGTCAGAGCTAATGGAAATGGTTTATGATACCGAGCACGTGATTACAGCGTCAATTCAGTCTCGCAAGCCATCACCTTTGCAGGTGGTTAACACTATTGAGTAATCAACTCCCGTTGATTCCCCCCATATCAACTCCCGTTGATTTCCCCATATCAACCCCTGTTGATAAATTTATTTGGTCACAATTCACTGCGCATGCCGTATTCTATACGCAATGCCGTCGCGGTTACGAAGTTCCGCGCAGCCGCCTTCAAGAAGCTCGCTGCTCGTCAGCGTGTTATTGATGCCGAGCGCCGTTATCTTAGCAGCTCTGCTGGGCGTCGTGCTTTCCCTAAGTACGAACGCGCTCCTGAACACCTTACTCAACAAGCTTACATCCATCGTCACCAGCGACGTATGATGGATTTTAGAGGGTACGATTTAAGACGAGCCTTTAGACCTAAAGGTAAATATTTCAAGTCTAAAACTAGGTACCCTAAGAAGCCTAAGCTACGCATTAGGGCTAAACCTGTATATAAAAGACGTTAGATAGTGAGAATTTTGTTAATATCCCATCTATCTTGACTTAAAGCATTTAAATCTGGCGGAAAATTCGCAAACACAATTAGATTTAACTTAGGTAGGTCGACAGCTTGGCTGTCGTATTTGCCCGAGCAAATGTAACCATTGCCTAGCATCTCTAGCATCTCATAAACTACCGATACCGCTCCAGCCTCTTGTGATCTCGTCAAGTCGAAGACGACGGACGACGTCGTGGGCGGCATTTTGATAAGGAGGTGGCACATGTCCGCCTTCTTCATCGTTTGGCATATTACCGCGTCGTGGTGCAGGCGGAGGTGATTCGCCATGAAACTCTTGCCCACGTTCCCACGGTCTTCCCACCACCATCGGACTTTCCGGGGCTGTGGGAGCACGGGCAGCGAGCTGTACAGCTTGATCTGCCAGTCTCTCAATCTCGTCCCAGATGTCTGTGTTATTAACGTCTGTTTAAATTTAGATTGTTGATGGTCAGTATAGTACTGTCTAAGGAACCTGTCATATTTTGCCCATGTAGTAAAATGTTCCTTAATTATGTCAGTTAGAGACGCACCGTCGTCGATGGCTGCTTGAACCGCTAGCAAGTCGGTCCGCTGACCCTGGCTTTGAGCTGCGGCAGCGTACGCTTCGTAGACGCCGTTGGTGTAAGCCTCGGTGCCCGTCTTACGGGTATCCCACTTGCTGCAGTAATCGACGTTCGATTCAGAGGAACCGCGGCAAGGTTCAACGTGAGGACGCACGCCTAGTTTGTCCTCTATCCAGTCAGTAAATTTTTTAGCGTCAAATTTATGACTTAATTGTACATAACCTTGAATATGGTCAGTACCGTTGGCGCCAA